ATGAAGTGATAATTTCCGTCACTTTGAACCGAACTGGCGGCAATGGTCGCCTCTGTTCCGCCCGTCCATGTTTCCGCGACGCGCTTTAGATTTTCGTCGAGCGTGGCTTCGGCAATTGGCGCGGCTGCGGTCAAGACCTCAGTGACAACCTGGTCAACATCTATCTCAGCCTTGACCAGCGCTTCTAGGTATGCGTCTAAACCTTTGAGTTCAAAACTTCCGCGCGTGGGCATTGTTACACCGTGCCTTTGACGCGCTCGATCACCAACTCTGTCCAGCGGTTCTTGCGCTGTACATGATCTATCGAGATGATCCGCCAGTATTCGGTGGAGTTCCACACCACGCGCCACGTTGTTTGGATATCAGAACGGTAGCGGACGGTAACGGTGGCACGCTGCACGGAGGTTTGCGCGCTGGCGTTGACGGCTTCCTGCCCATGCATATTGACCCACTTCGCCCACACGGTCGGGTTGGTGGTCACGTTGGCATAGGTCTCACTCTGCGCGCCGCCCGCGTCGGTGACGATGGTCGGCTGCTGAAAGGTGATCCGCGTGCGCAGGTCGCCGGGGTTGACGCTGTAATCCATTACGCGCTCACATCGTCGGCGGGATTTTTTACCACCACCACGTAGCGGTGATCGGAAAGGTCGCTGGCGGAGGTCTGTTGAAGTTGATCGGCAACGCTGACAATATCCTCGAAGGCGGCGCTTTGGTCGCCATCCACACCGTACACGCCCGTCAGCGTAATCACCACATCACCCACGCGCGCGCCCGGCAGCGCGATCACGCCCGCGCCGTTGCGTCCGGCAAATTCGTATTTGCGATATTTCAACGCTTCGGCTTCGAGCTGTACCAGCGCGCCCGTGACCGTTTCCGGGGAAACGCCCACCGCGCCCGGGTTGTCATACCAATAGACCAGCAGCATCCCCGCCGCGATTTTGGCGGTGTCATTGATCACCGCATCGGATGCCCAGTCATGCCCGGTGGCGTTGCTCAGGTACGCATCCACCAGCGGCAGCAATTGCAGCATGACGGCGTCGGTGTTCTCGGTGCGGACAAAGTTCGCGCCTTCAGTGGGGGTGAGGATGTAGGTGGTCATCTGTTTCTCCAGAAACGCGGACAGGGTTGGGAAAGGGCAACCCTGTCCGCCACAAAGCGGATGGGAAAGGAAAACGGGTAAAACTATCCGCGAATGCGTTACTTCAAATACACCAGGTCGAGAACCTTTGCGCCGTTGGGCGTGCCTGCGGGCGTGTAGAGATTCTTTTCCAGTTCATCGGCGTCCACCGCCAGCGTGCCCGCGTCGGTCGAGCCGTCGAAAATTTTCAACAGCAGCATCAGCGCGTTGTACACGATATGCGGCAAGCCGAACACGTCGGCGCGCCCAATACTGACGGTATCCGTGCCTGCATGGGTTTCAGCGGGCAGGTCAACTTGAGTCACGGTCTTGAACGCTTTCGCGCCTGCGACCTCGGTCGCGCCGTTCAGCGCAATGGTGTCGGTGATCGCTGCGCCTGCGGCGTTCGTGCCAGTGACGACTACGTTGCCGGTAATGCCCGAAGCATTGCCTTTGATCGTCACCACGCGCGGCACATCGGGATTGGTGAAGCCGGTGGTCACAACCTTGGCTGTGGCAATCATCGCAATGGCGGCGTGTACCGCCGTCGCGCTTTTGGCGGCGGGCGTGATCTGATAATGCACCGGTAGAACAACATCAACCGCGCTGGGATCATCGGGCGTCGCGCCTTCGATCTGCAATTCACCGCCGATGATCCAGGTGTCGCCGCCGTTTATCATGCGGTTTTTAGTGATGGGAATTCCCATAATGATCTCCTTTTAGGTTTAAGGCAAACGAATCTGATTCGTTTGCCTTAAACCTAATTTGAATTACAAGGTGACCTTAAGAACGGTCATGGCGTCGGCATCCATCGCAGCAATATCCATGCGGGCAATACCGCGCACTTCGGTGCTGTTGCTGCGCCAGGCTTTGCCGCCCACGTTGGTGGACGAGAACTCAAAGCCCGCACGCTGGAAGAGCGTCGCGTAGGACTTGCCATCGCCGATGGCAATGCGCGCGCGGTCGGGGGTCGCCATGTTTGCCCAGTGCGCATCGGAAGGATACACCACCGGGCGGCCCTTGACGCGGAAAGCGGTCGGGCTGCTGGGATCGGGTTGCAAGAGCGGGCGGCCCGTGCCATCATCCAACTGATCGAGCAGGTCAAGCCCGCTCTGGTTGGTGAAGATGGACGCGGTCGCGCTGAAGGCGGGATCGAGCGTCTTGTTGAGCACGGTCTTGATCGCGGCCAGCACGATCTTTTTATCGGTGACCGCTGTGCCAGTGATGGCATTGATCAGCGTCAAGATAATGTCGTTGTGGGTCAAGATCAACTTCTTCGAGAACCAGCCCGCGAGATAGTTCATGATGTTGACCGGGGTATCCTGCATCAGGGTATTGCTGACCGGCAGGAAATCGCGGTACTCGTCAAGCGAGTAATCCACCTTGTTAAACTTCGGGCTTTCGCCCTCGACGGTACGCTCTTCCATTTCCGTGGTGGATTTGGTTAGCGGCAGCGCAGCGGCAAACTGTTCCACCACGCGCCAGCCGGTGAGAGTGGTGACGCTTTCGACGTTGAAATACGCGGAGAGATCCACGTACTGGCGCGCCAGTTCAATAATGCGGTTGTCGAAATCCACCGGATTGAGAAAGCCGCCGTCTTCGCCAGCGGGCGAGCCGCCGGTTTCGGTCAGGGCATTCACCAGACGCGCGAAGCGTTCGGAGTTGTGCTGACCGCTCTTGATGGTCTTGGGCGTCACGCCGTTGCGGAACGCGTTAAACCATTCATCGCGGTATTCCTTGCTCGCGCGCAGGTCGTTGACTTCCTGCGCCTGAGTCTGACTCATCGGCTGCTGAAAGCGCTGCGCGGGATCTTCGCCGTTGGTGGTGGCGAGCAGGGACATATACATCTTGTTCGCGCCTTCGTATTCCTTGTTGGCCGTGTCCAGTTTCGGCTGCAAAGCGAGGGCTTCCTCGAACTTGTTTTCGTCGTTGAGCGAGACGATCTGCGCCGCAATGCGGTTACGCTCGGCGTTCGCTGCCACGACCTTGTCGTACATGGGTTTAAGATTCAAAATGGTCATTTGTTTTTTTACTCCTTGGTCAAGAATAATTTGGCATGAGCCGCGAGGCGTTTCGCCCGCAATGCTCGTTCGTTGTTATCCGCGTCGTTCGGCTGGCTGGACGCCAACAGCGCGCGCGGGACATTCACGTAATGGGATGGCAGCACGTTTACAAAGTTCACTTTGTTGCTGCCTTTGGCTGATACGGCAATCACTTCATCCGCGAAACCGTAAGCGACAGCCTCGCTGGCGGTCATCCACGTTTCCGCGTCCATCATCTTCGAGAGTTTGTCGGCGTCCATTTTGGTTTTTGCCGCGTAGCCCTCGACAATGCCGTTCTTGATGGATCTCAATTCGTCGATCAACCCCTTCAGGTCGTCCACCTTGAAATAGCCCATAATGCCCACCGCCGGATCGTGGATCATCATGTAGGCGGACGGCTGGATCAGCACGCGGTCGCCTGCCAGGGCAACCATCACCGCCGCGCTGGCTGCGAGTCCATCCACCTTGACGGTGACTTTGCCGGGGTAATCCTTCAGCGTTGCGCTCATCACGCTGGCGGCAATCAGATCGCCGCCAGGCGAATTGAGACGCACCGTGACCGGGTTTCCTCCGCCGTTTTTATACAGTTGCTGCTTGAACAGCGCAGGTGTGATCTCATCGCCAAACCAAACATATTCAGAGATGGGGCCATACAGTTCCAGTTCGGTCTCGCCGCTCTCGGTCTCTGCCGCGTTGCGAAAATTCCAAAACGGGGTGAACGGCTGGGCGTTTCCATCGAAACAGCGGATCGGTTGTTTATTGTCCATTGGGGACTCCTTGCGTATTGCTCATGGGTTGTACGTTCGACGCCATCCATAACGCGTCCGCCAGCGGGTTGGGGTCCGCGCTGCGGTCTTCGATCTGGCGCGCTTCGTTGGGGCGCAGCCGCCCGTTCTGAATGGCGCCGTTGAGATAGTCGCCGCGGCTCTTGGCATCGGTGCGAAAGAGCGCGCTGCGCTCGAAGCGTAAATAGGTGTAGCCCTGTTCCTGCAAACTCAACCACTTCAAGGCGCCTGCCTGCTCGATCTGCACCAGATACGGGTCAAGCGACGTGGAGAGGTAATCGAGGTTTTGCTGCTCGTTGCTGTTATAGGCTTGCTTTCCGGTGTTCAATTTATACGCGGGCATCCCGAAATAATTCATCACTGCCACGTCGTTATCGGCGATCAATTCCAAGAACTGCACGTCTTTGGGTGCCAGCGTGACTGGCTCGAACTTCGATATTTTTTTATCGAGGACGGCAATGCGTCCGTTGTTCTCGTCACCGCTCATCACCTCTTCGTACATCTCGCGCACTTTCTTGCGCTGTTCTGCAGAAGACTCGCCTGCCAGCCACATAATGCCCGCCGCGCTCAAACCATTTTTGAAGAGCGTGGATTGCGAGCCATACGCCGCGAGCTGCCGCCCGATGGTCTCGCGCGCGAATTGGATCACGCCGCGACCGACAAAGCCGGTCTCATCGGGGTTGATCAGGCAGTGCATGATTTCCACGTCGGGCAAGTATGTCCAGTTGCGATCATTGCCAAAGCGTGTGGCATACCATAGGTTTCCATCCACATCAAAGACGGGTGAGGTCTTATTGGCAGGCAGAATGAACTGCTCGCGCGGGTAAGCGGGCGGCGTCCAAATAAAGCCATTGCCCCATGCGATGAGCCATTGCGAGAATTGTTTCCAAAATTGGAAGGGACTCCACCAGCGGTTTGGCTTGCGTTCTACCAGCCACGCCAGATTGTGCGTCATGGCATCGGGGCGCTGCCGTTCGATCTGTCCGCTTTGCCTGCTGATGTAGACTTGCAGCGGCAACTTTGCGATGTCGTCGCTGAGGATGTTCAAACAGCGGTACGCGGTCGCCACGTTCTTCGAGGTTTCCGCCGTAACTACCTGCCCGGCGCGCGTCGAGCCGCCCATCATTTCAACGACCTGCGGCAGTGTTTGCGGCGTCGTGGTCGAGTTGACCAGCGCCGTATTTTTTTTACTGGATAAGGCTTTGCTGAGGATCATTTGCGCTTACTCCAAGCAATCAAGATGCCATAGATCAAACATTCCGCGCCCGCCACAAACCACGCGGCAATGGGAGAGAGACAGTACGAACCAATGAGGATGAAAACAAACCCGATGATAAAAAGCAGGTCGTCTGCATATTTGCGAAGCCAGGCGCGGAATTTTTTCATCGTGGTTTTGTCCGTTCCTGCATTACGACAATTGCGGTTTTGACGGTATCGTGAAAGGCGTCCACTTTTTCGATGTGCTGATTGACCGCGGCGGTCAATTGTTCCAATACGTCGCCGCGTTGTTCGTCCTGGATAATCCACGAGTCCTGCATGGATTTTAGAAATGCCTGCCAGCGTTGATCGCGCAGCAGGTCTTGTTTTTCCTGCCAGGTGCGCTGGGTCTCGCGCTCTTTCTCGCGCTTGGCGTCCTGATCGTCAATGAATTTTTTCAACTCACGCCAGATAATGCCAATCGCTAAAATAACGATGGCAACGACGCTGAACTGTACCCAGATGGACTCTGTTGGCATCACTATGCTCCGGCTCGCGGATTTGTATAAATTGAATGGGTTTGGTTTGGCATGGACACTCTCGAAAAAGGTTAAACAAAAAACGCCCGACGACTCTCTTGCGAGAATCGTCGGGCGCACACTCCGACAAAAAGCCGAGATCAACCCGGACTGCGTTCAGTTGTTGAAATGACGGAGGAGGGCGAGGGGGACGCCCTCTCAGCCGTCTATGAAATTATAGCACAAAAATTCTTTTATTGCGGTCATGGTTTATCCCTTGGCGTATTCGCCCGTGCCATTCAATCGGTTGCTGACCTCCCGCAACTCAGCCGCGATGTCGGTCAAATCCCCAACGTGCCCCCAGTGGTGCCCGCCTTGCCCGCTGGCTCTGCGATCGTGCGCCTGCAAGCCCACCGCGATTTGCCGCAAAAGTTTCTCGATCTCTGCCTGTTTTTCTTCGTACTTTGCAAGGCTGCCTTCCCGAATTGCGAGGTTGCGCTTCTTTGCGTTTGCTTTTCTGATTTCCAAAATTGATCGTTTCATGTCAGTCTCCTTTTGTGTGTTGCCTTCATTACGCCGCTGAATGCCGGGTAAGTCAAGGAATTACATGCCCCAATCGTCGGACATGATGGCGCTCATGTCCTCAGCGGGGTCGCGGCGCAGCGCCAGATCAAGCGCCATGATGAGCGTGACCATGCCGTCTATTTTCTCTTTCGATTTTTCTTTATCGGGCTTGATGTTACCGGCTGGGTCCATACGCGCCACGAGGTTATCCGCCATCCACGTCAACACCGGATTGTTGCCATGTCGTAGTTGACCCGCCAAAACCAGGCGCTCCAATTCCTTCATCGGCGGGTTCATCGAGACAAAGCCTTGCCCGAACTGCACTACCTCAATGCCCATATTCTGTAAGACCTGCACCACACGCGACGCACCCCAGCGGTCATACGCCAGCCGCTCAATGCGATGGTTTTTCAAATCCTCTTTCAACGCAAAAAATATCCATTCATAATCAATTACGTTACCGTCTGTTTTCGTGATGTAACCTTCCTTCACCCATTGATCGTAGTGTGTGCCTTCCTGCGTGCGCGTCTCGATCACATCCTCTGGCAGCCAGAAGCGTAAGAACACATCATAAAATCCTTGATCATCAGGGAAGACCAACGCCAGCGCGGTCAGATCGTTGGTGCTGGATAGATCGAGACCTGCGTAACAGGTGCGGTCTTTGAGATGGTCGGGCAGATCGAGCGCGTCAATTAACCCGCCGCATTTGCGCCATGCCTCCATGTCCATCCACTTGGTTTCACCCTGCACCCAAATATTCAATTCACGCCGTTTGAAGTTGTTTTGCGACGCGGGCATTTTCTCGGCGCGTTTCGCTTTCATCCGCAGGTCATCCAATTTTTTAGATACACCGAGATTGGGATTTGCCTTGATCCAGCACGCTTCATCGCGCCAGTCGTCGCCTTCGTCAATGGTGAAGATGATCCCAAACCAAGTGTCGTCTACAAACGAGCCGTCTTTGAAACCTTCCAATACCTTACGCGTGTATTCGTGTTTCTCAAAACAAATACTCTGACGATCCATGCCCGCAGTAGTGATCGCCACGAAGAGCGGCTGCCTGCGCGAACCGGTCGCCGTGTCGAGGACTTCCCACATTTCGCGCGATTTCCATGCATGGATTTCATCCCCCAAGACTCCGTGGACGTTCAACCCATCAATCGAATCCGAGTCCGCGCCCAGCGGTTCATATTTGCTCGCGCTCGCTTCCATGTGCAAATTGTCTTTATAGATTTTGATATGCTTGCGGAGCGCGCGGTTTTTCTTGACCATGCGGATGGCTTCGGAATGCACAATGCGCGCCTGGTCGCGTTTGGTGGCTGCTGAATAAACCTCAGCCCCTGGCTCGCCATCGGCAAACGCGAGATAAATTCCAGTGGTCGCGCCGTGCGTTGACTTTCCATTTTTGCGGGCGACCTCTTCGTAGAGCGCGCGAAACCTGCGCGTGCCATCCGCGCGCATCCAGCCGAAGACATTCCAATCTATAAATTGCTGCCACGGTTCGGGCTTGAAAAACTCCCCCGCCCATTGTCCTTTTGAATGTTTTAATAAACTGGTGAACTTGATCTTGCGCTCTGCGGCGGCGCGATCAAAATATAAGCCGCGTTCATGCCCATGTTCAAGATCGTGAAAATATCGCTCACACGCAAGTTTTACCCACTTGCATGCAACGATCTTTCCTTCCAGCACATCCCGCGCATATTGTTCGGCAGGGTGTAAAGATTCTTTCGCGGCGCGAGCCATCTCACTCTTTTACCCTCACGCCTGAGCCGAACAACATCTTTTCTAATTCTTCTTCGGGGTCTGAGCCATCAGATTTCACGCGCGACCGGCTGCTGGGCGTCATGCCAAATTCGGCGCAGAATTTTTGCACCTGATCCATAGAACGTTTTTTGATTTGCATCCACGGGTTCTGCACGAGATTGCCTTTTTCCGTGACGATGACTTCCCCCTCTTTTTTAAGTTTCTTGCAGGCTTTGACATAATCCGCGTAGGCAGTGCAATAGATCGCCAATGCTGCGCGATCAACATGCGAGATAATTTTTAGGCTGTGCAAAAGTTCGGTCACGCGCTTCCATTCTTTACGCGCTTCGCCTTCCAGATGTTCGGGGCATGCAGGAATAGCCGAAGCGGGTTTCGGTTCTTTTTTATTGAGTGCGCGCTTCCCAGGGTTGCCCTCCAATTCTTTAATGCCAGTCGGTTTTGGTTTGCGTCCTTGCATCTATCCCTCCAACTCTGGGGTTTGACCCGTAGCGACAGACCATCTTTCCAAACAGACTGCCACGTATTTGGGATCTTGTTCCATCGTGCGACAGACTCTCCCTATCCGTTCACACGCCATCAACGTCGTACCTGATCCCGCGAAGAGATCAAGCGCCAGGTCGCCCGGCTTGCTGGAATTCTTGAGCGACCGTTCGACAAGTTCAAGCGGCTTCATGGTGGGGTGATCTTCGGATTTTTTTGGGCGATCAATAAACCACACGTCCGATTGTTTGCGGTCCTCGACTTCAACCAGCCGCGCCGCGCCTTCATGCCAGCCATACCACATGGGTTCATATTGCGTATGATAATCTTTGCGCGATAAGACCAGTTGATCCTTTGCCCAGACGATGGTGGACGACCAATGAAAACCAACCTCGCGCAGCTCGCGATCAATCACGGGCCATTCCTGCGCGCCCATCACCACGTAGATCGGCGCGCCCGGCAAACTAAACCTGAAGAAATTGGCGCAGAATGCTTCCACAAACTCAGGAAACTTGTCGCCGAGGTTGTCATTGTTCATCGCGCGGACTTTGTATCCTTGCGCGTTTTCGATATCCACGCCGCCACCATAGTTCACGTTCCAGGGCGGATCGCTCCAGATTATGTGCGCGAGTTCCTGTTCCATCAGCCGCTTGACATCGGCGCGTTGGGTCGAGTCGCCGCACATGATTCGATGGCTGCCCAAGCGCCACACCTGCCCCACTTCCACTTTCCACTTGGCGAGCAGTTCTGCGGCATGGTCAAGGTCTGCGCCCGGGTCTTCGAGGGTCGGTTCTGTTTCCGCAGAAACGCCCACCAGGTCGCTCAACTCGGCAGGCTCGAAGCCGGTAAACAGATCGCCCACGCTGCCCGCCAACTCGCGCAGCACATCCTCATCCCACTCGGAAAATTCACCCACGCGGTTATCGGCAATGCCAAACGCGGCTGCCGTCGCAGGATCATCCTCGACGTACACCACCGCGATATGATTCCAGCCGAGCGATTGCGCCGCGCGATACGTGCCGTTGCCCGCCTCGATTTTGCCATCCTGTAAACGGTTGACCACGATGGGCTTCCGCTGACCGTAGGCTTTCAACGACGCGGCAATGCGCCCCACGTCATGTTTGACGCGCGCGTTGGCGGGATCCTCGTGCAGGCTTTCGATGGGCACTGCCAGCGGTCGCAGGGATTCGGAGATGTAAGAGAGATCAGCCATTATCTTTACTCTCGAAGATACATCGCAGAAAAAGCATAAAACAATTCGTCAGCCGTATGCTCTTCGATATACGGTTTGCTGTAAAAGTATGGTTGCCCTTGATGAAATTTAACGTAGTCGAAACTGTCTACGTTTTGAACTTCCGGGAACGTCTCTTTAAGAAACAAAACCATGCTGGCGGTTATCGGCAGTAGATTGAATGTCTTTATCTTTTGGCGCATTTTTATTTCAGCAGAGGACGGGGAAAGCGACACTGCATTAAATGCAAACAATAACGCTGCCATACCATGAAACGCGCTTACACAGTTTTTGTTATGTGGCTTAATATTGCCAGCCTCATCTTTGACTATATATAAGTCAAAGGCTGTTGCGTCGCATAAATCAATCATTCCTCTCTCGATCATTGATTTCAAGCGTTGCGTGTTGAAATTCATCGAAGCGAATGAAAGACTTGTTTGAACAAAATCGCACGTCATTACGTCCCGCAGACTATTTTCAATACTTCGATCGCACCATCTATCGAACACAATTTTCTTAAAGTTGAATTTTCGAGCGTCTGCCATTATTTGATCCCAAACATATTCCAGAACGATAATTTCATTATTTTGATCTGGATGGAAGTTGCGAAAAATCGCGGTTGATCTTCCTGCGGCAGAAGGAAAGAACATTACATACGAACATACCTGCAATGGGGATGAAAAATCAAAACCAACAAAGCACGACCTTCCTTGCAAGTTGTTCTCATCTATTGTTTTAATGCAGGCGTCAAAATATTTTTTTTCTATAAACAATTCAGGTTGATTCATCTTATATCCTCTCTGGCATTCTGCCAGTCATCAAATGCCAGCGCTCCAACGTCGCCGCCACATAGTCAGGATCAATCTCGACTGCGAGACATACGCGATTCAAAATTTCGCAGGCAATCAGGGTAGTGCCTACGCCGCTGAACGGCTCGAAGACAATCTCATCGGGCTTGGTGTACAGCAGAATATGCCGCGCAGGGATTTCCAACGGGAAAGCGGCTGTGTGTCCATTCGCTCCGGCTGTGCCTTTGATGTCGTTCCAATAAGATCGCAACGCCCATTTCTGGTGAGTCTTTTCCTGTCCGCGGCTCTTGCCGTCGCGGTTATAAAATGTTTCAAGGAGATTGATATCCTGCTCATTGAGCGTGTCGGTAAAATCAATCTCAGCGCCATCGTCATTTTCAAACGTGCCGATGAATTCAGAGTGTTGGTCAATCAGATCGGTCTTCGGCGATACAGACGCGAGCTGCCCTTCCTTCAGCCAGTGGCGGACGTGGCGCAAATTCCAGCCGAGCGGAAACAGCGCGTTTGTCCATTTGTCGATCAATAAAAGTACCTGACGTTTCTTGCGTTTATCGAACGATGTCGTGAAGCCCGTGCCGGTATTAATCACAATGCGGGACTCATCCACGCGCACCACACAAGCCATCACGGCTGCGGCGCGGCTGATAAACTCCTCGATCTCTTCGACGCTTTTCTCGCGTTCATAATCCTTGCCCACCCAATAAGGTGGCGAGGTGAACGCCAGCGCGGCGCTTCCCTGCCATCGAAGCGCATCGGTATCCAATTGAGTTGTATCTGTGCAGACGAGAAGGTGCTTACCAAGCCGCCATGTTTGACCGGCTTTGGTCTGCCACTTCTCACGCAATGGCGCGAGCTGGTCAACTTGCGGGCCCGGGTCCACCATCAGCCCGCCGCCACGCTCACCGAGCAGATCGCGGATCTCGCCGTCCGTGAAGCCAGTGAACAGATCGTCAACGGTTGGGATCAGTGCGCCGAGCGCATCCAAATCCCAAGTGCTTAATTCACTGAGGCGGTTATCCGCGATCCCATAAGCCGCTGCGGTTGCCGGATCATCTTCAACATAAACAACGGCAATATGACTCCAGCCAATCTTCTTCGCCGCGAGCCACGTCCCATTGCCTGCTTCAACTTTTCCATTTTGTAGACGGTTGGCGATGATGGGCTTGCGCTGACCATAGGCTTTCAACGATGCGGCGATCCGGTCCAGCGCGTGACCAGTCCGTGCATTGGCTGGGTCAACGTGTAGATCGTCAAGCGGCACAGCCAAGCCGCGCAACCCCTCAGCGATATAAGATAGATCTATGTCATTCACTTTGTCACCACTACATTCTCGCCGAACAGCATCCGCTCAAGTTCTTGCTCTGCATCGAGCACATCAACCTTGACACGCGAACGGCTGCTGGGCGTCATGCCAAACTCCGCGCCGAGTTTATTGAGATCATCGAGCGCGCGATTTGCAATTGATAGATACGGATTCTGGATAATGTTGCCCAGCGCCGTTTTTATGATCTCGCCCTTTTCGCGGACCATCCGCTCCGCTTTGACCCAGCGCACATACAAGACACAATAGCGTTCGAGCGCATCCAGATCAAGAGAGGTCAACAAGCCAAGCGGGTGCAGTTCCTTGACCAGTAATTTCCATTTCGATTTTTCTTCGTCGCTTAAATGCGAAGACGCCCGAGGCAATACGACTCTCGGCCGTGGCTCTGCGCGATTCAACGCGCGCTTGCCTGGGTTCCCAGTCAGTTTTTTGATCTCAGTTGGCTTTGGTTTACGTCCGCGCATCGTGACCCCACCCCCCTACCTAATTTCGCGGGTGCATACAAATGCCTGCCCCGCCGGTCGTTTACCCCAAAACAAAACTTTCTTAGCCCCTACCCCCGCCCCTCTTTGAACCGTCAGAATAGTGTTTTTTGTTATCACACCGACGACACAGCCCCTGTAGGTTCGACCAATCATCACTGCCTCCTTGCTTTCTTGGCTTGACATGATCCACGACCTTTGCAGGTACGCGACTATCATGCAGCCCAAATGGATTAGCACACCACGGATGCGCGGCAAGGTACGGATCACGCACCTTGACCTGCCACTCGTATCCGTACCCGCGTGCTGTTGAACTGGGGCGCGCATCATACGGGCGTGGCAGTCGGTGCTTATCACACCGACTGCCATCATAGACCAGCGCATTGCATCCGCTGTATGCACACGGACGTGGTGGACGCCGAGGCACTAGACCTTTGCAAATGTTGGCGTGACGTTATAGTTTGCAGCCACTTGATGTACTGCCTTTGTGCCGATGATCTGTGTGATATATGCAAAGATCAAGCCAAGCACTTTGGCAAGTTCAAGCAACTGATTATCAACAGCGACAATATCAAAGGTTGGGAAGAACTTCAGGTAGACAGCCACGCCAATCAATGTGACCAAGTTGAACACAGCAGACCACTTGCCTGCCGTGCCTGCATTGACCACGCCCGCATACTTGAGCACATCAATCAGGAAAGACAGGAACAACTGCAAGCCAACAAGACTGGCTGCTACAACATACAACTGCTCCAGCGTAAGACCAGCCCACGCAAGCAGCGCAACAATCACCGCCACAAGCGCAAGCGGGATCCCCAATGTTTTGAAAGCAATTTCTATTTTCATAGCACACACTCCTTATTAAGATTTGAGATAACAAAAAACGCCCGACGACTCTCTTTCGAGAATCGTCGGGCGCACACTCCGACCAAATGCCTAGATGAACCAGGACTGCGTTAAGTTGTAAAGATATTATACATCATTCAATATGACTGACGCGCCGCCAATCGCTTCAAGTGCGTTTTATCCATCACCCAACGCTGTGACTTGCCGCAAATCTTGCATCGGATTCCGATGGCGAATATCTCCCACGAACGAATGCGCATCATACTTTTGTTTTTCGAGGATACAAGATACACGTCCGTGGTTGAGATAGGACTCTCATACATTGCCATTGCAGTCATCTGCACGCCCTCGATCTTTACGTGTCGAGGTTCGCCGATCACATGGCTATCTGGATATTTGCACAGCAATTCCAATGAAACAATCTGACCCGTGCAAAGAAAAAAAGTGCGCTTTGTCGGCATCGTCACTGCTCCTGAAGAATGCCGGTGATGTCGGCGACTTGCAAATCACGTTTGCGCTTGGTGGCAATGTTCGTCACCCGCACCTGTGTGCGACCCGGCACGCCGATCACTTCCTCGACGCGCCCGAAATACTCGCGCCCGTTGATCTCGAACTGCACCTTCACGCCCTGTTTGAAGATGCTCCGCGCCAGATTGTGGATGTTCCGATCTACCAACGCCCGCGCCGTCATCTGCCGGCGCAGCGTGGCAAGGGATAAGTCAACGTCATTCCGCATGGTTTGCCTCCATAAATTCAATGTGCTTTAGCACCATCCACTTCAATTCTTGCGCATCGACAACGGCAAACTTCCCTTTTGCGTTGACTACACAATACCCACTCAATAGGGTATCAATGTGCAACGGCAATTCACCCTGCTCGAACAAATCATCGGTATGATCGAAAACCAATTTACCATCTGCGACCCGTGCTGTAATGACATCGCCAAATTGATTAGCAAATTGGTCGCTCATGCTGCCTCTCGCTTCCGCAGCAACACAAGTTTTGCTATGGGACCCGTATTCCATATCTTCTTGGCTTCGCACTCCTTCCCATACCCACGCGCCCGCGAAAACGGACTGCGCAACTTATGCCCGCAACGCAGGCATCTGTCATAATCGCTCCACGTCTCGACACGTTGTCCATTCACCGACCATACCCGATGACCGCTATAATTCTGTTCTAACTTAATCATCGGCGTTTCTACGGCAACAGGGATGGACTGATTGGTTTGCGCCGTTGCCATGCGCCGCCGCGCATCCGCCAATGCGGACGGGCGCTCCTGCGCCGCAAGGCCGGCAAGGACTTCCTGCCACGCCTGCGCATCAAACACCGTCGCGCACTCTAAACCCATGATCCGTGCACGCACATCGTCTACATTCGATTTTCCACCAAAGCCATGCCGAAAACATTTTCCGTTCATGCCTTCCTCCGTAAAAGGGGTCTCATGTCTTTATCTTCATTCAACAAAATCGAGGGTTGACCATTTGCGCGGTTGCGTCCATCCTTCAACCGTGAATAGATACGCGCCTCCAACCCGTCCGGGTCTTCGTTCATCGCAAAGAGCGTGTATTTCGTGCCATCCACGCCATCGCGCCAGCGGCGATCAATCAAGTTGCGTAATTGCTCAAGCCGCCAATCCGAGACCTTGATCCCTTGTAACTCATCCACTGCCAACACGCGAATACCCTTGCACATCTCCAGCCGCGCGTATGCCGATTCGCTCTTGATGTTCTGACCTTGATTGCTGAAAGCGTCTTGTATCCAATTCAGCATGTCGTAACTCGGAAGATAGATTGCAGGCACCCCGCGATCTAAAAACTCATTGACCGTGGCGATCAATGCCAGACTCTTGGCGTTGCCGCTGTCGCCCCAAAATGTCAGCATAAATGCCTGCCCACTCACCATCTCGCGGCACGCTGCAATCATCGCCGCTGTGTCGGCTCTGCCAGTCGTCACGATGCTGTTCAGGCGGTAAGCGCGCTCATCCTGTGTCAGCGTGGAAATGGACTGGAATTCCTCGCGCCGTTTGTCCAAACGATGCTTCACGCACTCCGCGCAATCTACCGTGTATTCGGTGGCATGGCGCACCGTCACCGGAATTCGCTCCGCACCTAGATACAACACGTCGCCCACATCCGCAAAATGCCAGCCTCTATCCTGGCAGCGCGGGCACTTAAACGTGCTGGTTGATGAGGTCGGCAGCGGCAAGGTCTGCCGGAGAATATTCTGTGTCTGCGCGTTTATTTTTTGCGCCCCGAACGTTCCAGCTGGTATTTTTGTTTTTCTGCTTGCCCGAATTTCCTGAAGTGTTGCCATTCTTAGCCTCCAATTTATTAAGTGACGGTCTCTTGCCGGCGTCCTTGCATTTCTTGAGAATGCCTTCAACGTAATCCCATTTGCGGACATTGCGCTTCACTGCGATGACAATCGCCTCTGGTATCCAGTCAATGGGATATTCCCGGCAAGCGTCGTGTAGGGCATCGGAGATCAACAGCGTTAGCGCGCCGATCTCGCGTTCGTAAATTTTTGCAATGTCGCCCGCGTTAACCACCACAACAGAATCATTGGCTGTAATTGGCTGTTGTGGGGGTTGTTGGACTACCCCACCCTGGGGTTGTTGGACTAGGTGGGGTTGTTGGACTACCCCACCCTTGACCTTTCGCGCCTTTTCCGTGCGCCTTACGCTGGCTTGTTTGGCTGCGGCTTGTCGGGTTTGCAGCCCTGCATAATCAATCAGGCTGTCGTCTATTTGCGGCGCCCATTCCTTGCCCGCGTTCGCGGCGTTGTTTTCCGCCGTGCAGACAACCAACCCATAGCGCACCAACGCAGCCATGCAATCATCCACCGTCGTATCGCTGATGCCGGTGATCGCGACGATTTGACTCTTGGCAATGCGGTCGCGGTCTTTACGCCATCCAAAAGTCTTGCGGATGACAACGATATAGCACTTGATCTCATTGCCGCTCAGCAATGCCATCAAGCCGTCGTCAGTCAGCAGGTTTGGCGTCTGAAACGTATTTGGGATGATCTTCGATGGAGCGTCGCTCATTTGCCTGCTCCCGCGTTCACATCCACACGAATCCCGATAATCTCAACGCCCTGAGCGCCCATCCTGATCTCACCCTGCCGGATCAACTTCTCGCGTCGCTGTTGAATTGCCTGCCGGCTCGTGCCGAAATGGGCAGCAACCTTGCCGTCGCTTGCTTGCGGGTTGTCGCTCCAATGCGCCAGCAACGACTCGTCTTGCACTGGTTGCTTGCCTGCAACTTGCTGGTTTTGCTTGCTGCTTGCACCTGCAAGTTTCTTCCCTTGCACCTGCAACTTGTCACCCTTGCGGATCTTGCTTGCGTGCAACTTGTCGCCCGCTTGCTGGTCTTGCTTGCTGCTTGCGCCTGCAACTTGCGCACCTTGCTTGCGCGTTTCGCCCTTCTTCAAGCGCCACGCTTGCACCTGTTGCTCGCGCTCATCCTGCTCGGTGGACATCGCCCACACCGCCGCACCTGTCACTCCCAGAAACGGAAATGCCAGCGGCAGGTAGATAGTCGCGCCCGGCGCAATATCCACGAGGATGATCATCGCTACTACGACCACCAAATAAAATAGGGTCGCGGCAATTGCCTTGCTCGTCGGCGCAACCAATTTCTGCGCGCGCTCGTCCATGCGCAGACCCTTATTGTGGGTATACATGCGCTCCGCCAAATTGACCGAGGCAAATCCCAGCCCTTCCACAGCCAGCGCCGCTGCGCCAGCCACCGGAACGGGCCAGCGCAATTTATCAGCCGCAGCCGCGTATACGCTCCACATCGCGGGGACGGGCGCAAGCGCTGGGATTGCCTTCATAATCAAATTCACTGGCTTGATCCGCTTCTTGCCTTCATTGATTTGTTGCTTCATCGTTTCGTTCTCCTTTGCCATCAGTAGGACGCTCATTGCCAGATAAGTCAAGTCCAATCATCGCTTTATCCACAATCGCTTCGAGCGAAGCGGCAGCCACCGAATCCATCATATCGAGTGATGTGCGATATTTCTTTTGCGCTCGCCGCATCTCCCATACCCGTCTAATAAAATCGGCGACGTTGTTAATTTCCAATGTGTAATCCGGCTCAAGACTACCTTCCTTCACCACTGTCCAAGCCTGCTTCTCCAACTCTTTCGACTTGATCAGCAAGTTGCGCTCAGTGATGACGCCCACTCCCTTTTTCCGCGCCGCATAATAATCCGCCTGCGCCGTCAATACCTTTCGCACCAACTCTAAAAACGCTTGTGCCTTCATGCCATCGCTCCTTGTGCCATATTTAGGGTTTGTACAGGGTTTTCGGCGGTTTGGCGCCATATCTGGGGGATTGGCAGGGTTTGGCAGGTTTGGCGGTTTGGCAGTAAATCAACCAATTTCGGCGTCACCACCCGCGCATTCCCGCGCGCCGCATCCTTTGCCAGCCAGCCGCGCGCCTCGAATGTCTCTACCAACTGCCGCGCTTCCCGATGACCCATGCCCCACGATTCCAACAATCCAACCGTCATCTTTCCTTCCGCCTCTGCCATTGCCCGTTTCACCAGCAACGCCTCCTGTTCTGAAAGCGGCGAAACTTCCAACACCGCCGCAGCCGGCGCCATCCATGCCGCTTCCATTTCCGGCGTGATGAAGTAGAACTGCATCGGCGTGTACGTATTGGTGCGCATCACCCCGCGCCCCGCCTTTTTGCCAATCACCCACTTGCCCCACGTGCGCGAGCGCGTGACCACGGCGCCGCTGTTCTCGTCAATCATCGGCAGCGCGATCCGCGTTTGCAGCATATCGTTCA